CGAAATAGCCCGGCAAATCTTTCCTCTTGCCGCAAGCTCGGTCGAGGCGAGATACACCGACTCAGGCAACTTGTATCTGATCTTCACATTCCAAAACGGCGAACGATGGGAGTTTCCGTACGAAGATATTATTCACCTTACAGAAGATTTCTACGATAACGATGTTTTCGGCACATCCAAATTCCCCGCGCTTGCGCCTCTAATGGAGATAGTTAATACAACAGATCAGGGAATTGTAGCTGCTATCAAGAATTCTTCAGTAATTCGTTGGCTTTTAAGGGTAAATTCTTCGATTGATCCCGATGATGTAAAGCAAACAGCAAAGGACTTTGCCGAGAATTATCTGAAAATTTCAAACAATGAGATAGGCGTAGCGGCTACCGATAGCAAAACAGACGCTACCCAGGTAACGCCTCACGATTACGTCCCGAATGCCGCTCAGACCGAAAAGACGCGCACAAGAATTCTGAATTTGTTTAATACAAACGACAAAATAATTCAGTCGACCGCGAACGAGGACGAAGAAAACAGTTATTACGAATCCGAAATCGAGCCGTGGGTCAAAAGACTCGCGCAGGAGATGACACGCAAGCTATTTTCCCGCCGACAACGCGGTTGTGGCAATTATATCATCGCCGGTTCCTTCGACTTGCAAGCGGCCAACCTCACAACAAAGCTTAACCTCTTGCAAATGGTTGACAGAGGCGCCCTAACGCCTAATGAATGGCGAGCGGCGCTCGGTTTACCGCCGATTGAGGACGGCGACAAAGTGATCAGAAGGCTTGACACTCAGCCTGTAAATTCTCAAAAGGAAGGTGAAATCGAGTGATTATCGAAATAAACGGAGTAATTATATCAAGCGATGATAAGTGGATATACGATTTATTCGGTATTCCTGCCGTATGCCCCGCCGACGTAAAAGATAAACTTGCGGAGGCGAACGGCGAAGCTGTCACAGTAACTATCAACTCAGACGGCGGCGAAATCTTCGCGGCAAGCGAAATCTACGAAAATCTGCGTAATTATCCGGGCAATCTCACGATTAAGGTTGTAGGACTTGCGGCAAGCGCCGCCTCAGTCATAGCGTGCGCCGGTTATTCCGAGATAGCTCCGACCGCTATGTTAATGGTACACAACGTTTCTGCCTATGGAGTGTGCGGGGACTATCGCGTTATGGATAAAGAGAGCGAGACTCTCCAAAAGGCAAACAAGGCGATCGCTGCAGCTTATACAACTAAGACCGGCAAGCCGCTTGATGAAGTCTTAAAAATTATGGACAAAGAAACCTGGATCACAGCCGACGAGGCTGTCGAAATGGGGCTTATAGATAAAATCTCCGAAGCAAAGAACAACTATAAGCTCGTAGCCGCCTACGGCAGCGGATTACTCCCGCGAGCTGTAATCGACAAGATGAAAAACGAAAAAGCAGTTATTAAGGCTCAGGCTCAGCTTGACCTTTTAGCAATTAAATCTAAGGAGGATTTATTCGAATGAAGAAATCAGACTATCTTGCTCAAAGAGCAAAACTGAGAAGCGAAGCGCAGAGCCTTATTGACTCCGGTGATGTGACAAAGGCGAACGCTAAGATCAAGGACATCAAGCTTCTCGACGAGAAATTTGAAAACGCGGCGACCGCTCAGGCTAACCTTGAAGCCCTCAACGGCGTTGCACCAAAGGGAATGGTCAATTTTGGCGAAGGCGCCAAGACCGGTACCAACGAGGCGAAAACAGATGTTTATGCGTCTGTAGAGTATCGTCAAGCGTTTATGGACTTTATTATTCGCGGTAAGGCAATCCCCGCAAAGTTCCAGAACACAAACCAGACAACAACGTCCGACCCCTCAGTTGCGGGAGTTATCGTTCCTACAACTCTGTACGAGAAGATTTTCTTCAAGCTCGAATCAAAGAGCGGACTGTATGCTCGTGTGTTCAAGACTAACTATCCGACAGCGCTTGTTATACCTGTATCATCCGTTCGCCCAACGGCTGTATGGGTTGACGAGGACAAGGGCTCAGACCGCCAGAATTTTACTATCGACAAAGTACAGTTCTCCGGCTACAAGCTCGAATGTCGTACAGCATTCTCGCTGTTTATGTCGGTAGTCGCTCTCGATAAGTTCGAGGCTCAGTTCATCGAGGTTATCACCGACGCTATGGTCAAGGCCATCAACAAATCAATCGCAATCGGCTCCGGTGTAGGCGCTCCTAAGGGAATACTCACAGAGCTTATTGATTCCAGCAAGACAGTCGAAATCGCCGCCGCCGACAGCATTACATATGACACTATGGTCGAGACCGAGTCAAAGGTTGACTCCGCTTACGACGGTGTTGACACAGTATACCTTATGACGAAGAAGACCTTTATGCGCTACTACGGTATTACCGACGAGGTAGGTCAGCCTATCGCTCGCGTAAACGCGGGAATCGACGGCAAGCCCAGATATAACATTCTCGGCAGAGATGTTGAGACTCTAGACGGTATTATGGACAACTACGCCGACACCGTAACAGAGGACACAACCGTCGCCGCTATCTTTAACCTTAAGGACTATGTATTCAATGAGGTTATGGGAATCGCAATCACAAGATTCATTGACCAGGACACAGACCAGACGGTCATCAAAGCTGTTATGCTTGCCGACGGTAAGGTTGTAGACAAAACAAGTCTTGTCAAAGTCGTCAAGAAGTCCAGCTAATGTATCTCGACTACGACAACCTTCTCAGCGAGGTCAAAACCTCACTGAGAATAACCACAACCGATTTTGACGAAGAGGAGATACGTCCGCTGATTGAAGCAGCCGCAGCGGATATGAAGCGCGTCGGAATAGACGTTGACACAATTAATCCGCTGCACAGACAGGCTATAAAGCACTTTTGTAAAGGGTATTTTGGCGACAACACTAATCAATCAGTATGGCAAGAGGCGTATGCCAAACTCAGAGACGCTCTTTCGTTCAAAAGGCGAGATGATATTTAATGAATCGTGATTGTGTAATTTTCCTGATTTCCGAAGATTCGGACAACGTCGCGGTCAACGACATCGGCGAACCGCTTTATACAGAAACGGTTAAAAGAGTTTACGGTATCAAAAAATCTGTGCGGCAGTCGGAGTTTTTCCAGGCTTCCGCACAGGGGTTCAAGCCCGAAATCGTTGTCGAGGTAAACAGCTTCGAGTACAACAACGAGAATATCTGTGAACTTGAAAATCAGCGTTTCCGGATTTATCGCTCATATCCTCTCGGAAAGAGCGAACGAACCGAGCTGTATCTGACACAGTTAGTAGGTGAAACAGATGTCACTACCTAAGGCGGTCAAAATAAAAAAGAACGGTGTGGAGTATATCAGCAACGTCGACAGGCTCGAATACACCTTGACCGAGCTCATCCGCGCCGCCCTCCGAGACACAGGCAAGTTTATTTGCAACAGGACGCGGCAGAAGATTAAGCGTAGGACAGGGCGTCTCGCGAAGAATACTCAGTACTGGGTAAGAACCAGGCAGCCGACCCCGAATCTGCAAGTAGGTTTTAAGCCCGGCGGCTTTTACGGCTTATATCAGGAAATCGGTACAAAAGAAATCGCCGCGACAAAAGCGCTCACAACTTCTACAGAGAATAATATCTCACAGATCCGTGAGATTCAAGCTCAGTATCTGAGCGCGCTCGGTACCGAACACGGCGAACAAATCATAAACGAGAAGGAGTACGAAGGTGAATAAAGTCAACCTCTTACTCAAAGAAATTAAAGAAATATTCCGACGCTACAACCTTAATTCTTCATTTTGGAGAGCAAACAGCGGTTTTCCGCGAATGGAATACTCTCTCAACGCTCTTGACGTTAATTTCGCCGACAAGTACGTCTTGCGAATCAATCTATACGACAAGGGAACGTTTGAGACAATCAATCAGATTGCCGACACTCTTGACGACGAGGTCGGACAAGCAACTTTTCAAACGGAAAAATTCTATTTCAAATTTTATAAAAACAATGACCGACAGATTATAGACGATCCCGACAAGACTATAGCTCGCCTGTATTGGTCATATGAAATCAGATTATATTGGAGGGAAAATCCAAATGAATAGTAAACGCAGGATTAAACCGTTTTCCGGCTTTAGCCGAAAGACAGTTGATCACCTTGTGCTTGACGCGGGAGCATTCTTTAAGAATTACGATATGTCAACTGATACATACGCCTCCGCAAAGGCAGCGGGTAAGTGTATCGGCGCGACAAACGGCGGCGGCGAGTTCAATGTAACTCCGACGTACCGCAACGGTGAATTTGACGGCGTGCGCGCAAGGACAAAGGGAAATCTGTTTATCGACATTATCGAGGTATATCTCAAAGCGACTCTTGCCGAAATTACCGAAGATGTTATGAAGATGGCTCTCGGCTCGGCAGACAGCGATACAGCGACCGAAAACAGCGACTATGACAAGATCGTCGGCCGTACTTATGTGCTCGATAATGATTATATTGAAAATATCACCTGGATCGGTACGCTTCTCGGCGAGGACAAGCCGATTGCGATTCAGATATATAACGCATATGCCGAAAACGGACTCAGTATGTCCGTAGCCGACAAAGGACAGGCGAGTATCGAGCTCCAGTTCTACGGCTATCAGGATGAGGACGCTTACGATATCGCGGACGACGGCGATGACGTTACACCGCCATACGCTATCTTCTATCCAAAGGAGACAACACAGGCAGCGGCGCCGTCGAACGGTAGTGCATCCGGCGGCGCATCCGGTGGCACATCAGGAGGTAACTAATGCGAAAGCTTAATTTAGGCGACGCGTTCAAGGTTGCGCGTATTATCAAAGAGGCAGGAGTAAAGGACGAGCTCTCGAAGCTTGCGGGCAAATTCAAGAATATCAAAGACGCGAACATCGACGAGGTAGGCTTCGAAGTCCTTTTGACTCTGATTTCGGCGGCGTCCAGCGATAAAGTCGAGGCTCAGATCTACGAGCTTATCGGCAGTATTAAAGGTATCGCGCTACAGGAAGTCAAGAACCTTGATTTTGCCGAACTTAAAGAATTCGTCAAAGGCGTTATCGCCGAGAACGACCTGAAAAATTTTTTCAAGTCAGCCTCGAAATTGATGTAAATACTGTAGGTTATCTCTTGGAATACTGTAAAGGCAACCTTGCAGTATTCCAGGAGTTTACTTTTATCGAGATTCTCGAAGTCATAAAACTGCAAGCCGAAAAAGAAAATACCGACATTCTACTCCGTGTATATCAGGCTAGTTATATGGCACTGCGAGGCGTCGAATTCGAGGAATTTAAAAACACAGCTATGCTTGCCGCAAAGGAAAGCACGAGCCGACCTAAAGCCGAAAAGAAATCTCCGAAAGAGATTGAGGCAAAAGTCGAAAAAATAATATCAAATACAAAGTGGGAGGCGATTTAACTGGCAATTGAAGTGTTTAAGTTGTTTGGCTCAATTTTCGTGAATAACGACGAGGCAAACAAGTCAATCTCAAAGACTGACTCAAAAGCTAGGGGAGTCGCCTCAACTCTTGGAAAAGGCATAAAAACTGCAGCAAAGTGGGGCGCGGGAATTCTCGGTGGCGCTACAGTAGCCGCCGGTGCTCTGATGAAGGTAGCGTCCAAATCAGCGGAAACGACTGACCATATTGACAAAATGAGTCAAAAAATCGGTATATCCAGAAAAGCGTATCAAGAACTCGATTTTATATGTTCTCAGACCGGCACGAGTGTTGATTCACTCAAAAATGGACTAAAGACAATGCGCTCTGTAATGGACGTAACCGCGCAGGGTACAAGCAAGACCAAAACCGCGCTAGAACGGCTGGGTATTTCCGCTGTAGATGAAAAGGGCAATCTGCGCGACTCGGAAGAGGTTATGTGGGAGACTCTACAGACACTACAGTCTATGGAGAATCAGACCGAGAAAGCCCGCCTTGCGTCAATGATGTTCGGCAAAGCCGGTGCAGACCTTATGCCAATGCTGAACGGCTCCGCAAAATCTATTGAGGATATGAAAAACAAAGCCCACGAGCTCGGCCTCGTGCTGGATGACGAAACAATAGACAACGGCGTCAAGTTCACCGATACACTAGACCAGACTAAGAGAGCTGCGTCCGCTTTATTTACAAAGTTCGGCGCGGTATTCCTGCCGATTCTTACCAAACTTATGGAGGGTGCGCAGAAATATCTCCCCTCAATTGCAAATTGGTTACAAAATCTGACTCCGATATTCAGCGGATTCTTAGAGACAATGCTCCCGCCTCTCGCGGAAATGGCAAAATCTCTATTCCCAACGCTTGTTACTCTGGCGTCAACCTTATTACCTATATTCAGCGATGTAGTAAATACGGTAATGCCGGTATTCATAGAGCTGATACAGGCTCTACTCCCGCCTCTGATTGAAATTATAAAGACGCTTTTGCCGCCTTTGGGAGAAACTATCAAATCTCTATTACCTCTATTTCAGACGGCTTTTGAGCTGATTAAGCCTATACTCGATTTAGTATTTCAACTGTTAACTCCGCTTGCAACCCTGATATCAACGGCAATCGCGCCGCTTGTGTCAAAACTGGCGTCGCTTTTAAATGACCTGCTTAAGCCTATTATCCCGATTATAACCGAACTGGCGACTATTATATTGGAAACTCTAAGCCCGGTATTTGAAGCATTAACGCCGATTTTCAATACCATTTTTGAGGTACTTTCTCCGATTTTCGAGATTATTACAAAACTCGTAGAGCTAGTCCTCCCCGCGATAATGCCGCTGATTAAAGGAATTGCAAATCTGCTTGGCGGTGTACTTGGTACTGCTATCCAGAGTATATCCGGCGCGATCAAGGGCGTAGCAAATATTCTCGGCGGTCTGATTGACTTTATCACAGGCGTTTTTACAGGCGATTGGAAAAAAGCCTGGAATGGTATCAAGGCAATTTTCAAGGGAGTCTGGGACTCCTTCTACAGCCTGATTAAATTCCCGATTAACCTGATTATCAAGGGTATAAATTTATTATGGTCTGGAATATACACCGCCGTCAAAGGAATAGTCGATTCTATAGGCAGCGTCGCCGGTGCGCTCGGCGACATATTCGGCCAGGATTGGCACTTCTCTATGCCGGCAGAACCGCCGCTCATCCCCGAACTTGAAGAAGGCGGCGTGCTCGAAAAAGGCCAAATTGGACTCCTCGAAGGTAAGGGCGACGAGGCTGTTGTACCCCTCAGTAAGAATACCGAGTGGATAGACAACATCGCTGTCAAGCTTGCGTCTAAGCTATCACAAAGCGAATCACGCAGCGGCTTAACTTCACCCGATGACGAGGATAATAACTCAACAACCGTAATAAACAACTATAATACCTTTAACTTTGAGGGTATCGACATAAACAACGACGAGGATATCCGCTCATTCGCTAAGAAACTAAGCGCTATCCTTGCGGAATTAATACTTAATCAGAAAGGAGCCTTTGCCTGATGAGAAAACAAGATTTTTACTTTGCCGGGCATTGGCTCTCGGAATTTGGTGGCAGGCTTGCTCAGTCGCCGCAAATTGAATTTGCCGAATACGACAGCGAGCTTATCGAGATTCCCGGCCGCAGCGGCGACATCTATCTCGATAATAAAAGGTATAAGAACGTCCCGTTCGCCCGAAAGATAACTCTGGTCAACAGAACCCGATATCCCTCGATTCAGCAAATCGAAGAATTTCGTGACTGGATTATGAACGCCAGAGGATATCAGGAATTCCGCGACACTCAACACCCTAACTGTTTTTCAAAGGCGGTTCTGATTAATCCTTCTGAGCTGATCAGAGACTTACCGAAACTCACCGATCTTACGCTAAATTTTAATCGTGAACCTTACTGGTATACCTTCGTCGGTCAATACGAAATCGAGCTTGAAAGAGATACCCAGATGTTCTCGGTTGACCTTAAAAACCCCGAAAAATACGAGGCGTACCCGGATTTTAAGATTGTCGCAAGCGACGCGGCGACGGTAGCTCTGAATATAAGTATTAACGGTGTATCTAACACATATAACGTTCAATTTACGAATGATTATAAAACTTTAGTATTTAATCGTGAGCTCGGACAGATTTTCTTATTGCATAACAATCAACTGAATATACAGATTATTGACAGTGACTTCCCGGGTGCTTTAGCCCCGATGTATGACAACACTGTTATTATCTCAGCGTACTTAAGTGAGTTCAATCATCTAAGCTCAGCGACGATAACTCCGAACTGGAGGCACTTATGATTCCGAAACTATATCGAACGAATAACGACACCGCGACTTCGCGGACTTTTCTCGGATATATAAACCGCTGCTCAAAGGGTATATGTCGGTTTGTCGCCGGCGGAGAGTACATAATCGAGCTTACAACCGACGTCAACGATTTTACCGAGCCGTCGCTGATCTCACAGAATATAATCGAGGCCAAGCCTAACTACAGAGATCCCGCACAGCTATTCATCATAAAAAAAACTGAAAGAAAGATAAACGGGATAATCAATGTATACGCCGAGCATATCAGAATGTTGTGTAATCAATACACAACGACCGGCGCAGTGGTCTACGCTGATGAGGATGAGGGTACTATAATCAACGTCACACCCGCCGAGGCTTGGGC